AGATACGATAGCTGATCTCGGTATTGGGATGAAAACATCCGAATCCGTGAAAACCATGCTCCAAACTGACTTCGGAAAATATTCCGGAGAACAGTTGGGACGTGTCGTCTTCTTAGCAGAGAAATCTGGTAAGCTTCGTGTTATTGCACAGGGTGATTATATTACCCAATGTGCATTGAAGCCTATCCATGATACCATTAATGGTATTCTCGCTAAGATCCGAGGTGATTACACCTTTGATCAAGAAGCCGGAAAGCGCTGGGCACAAAGTCAAACTAGACATCGAAAATGGATGGCTAGTTTTGACATGAGTGCAGCAACGGATCGATTACCTGTTTGGTTACAGGCAAAGATCCTCGACGTCGTGATGCCAGGAAGTATAGGAGAAGACTGGTTGGAATTAATCACCAACCGTGACTTCATGTATACACTCCCGTCTGGCAGAACAGGTACCGTAAGGTATTCTGTGGGGCAACCGATGGGATTTTACTCATCGTTTGCAGCTTTCGCCTTGTTGCACCACCTCGTGGTGCGAGCAGCCTATCGGCTTGCTCATAAGGGGAAATCTCTACCCAAGTATCAGTTTTATGCCATCATCGGTGATGACATGGTAATTACTGATAAACTTGCTGGAGACATGTACGTGAAAATTATCACGGACATTGGCGGTGTGATAAATCTTGATAAATCAAGATTATCTAACACACCCGGAGTTACCATATGTGAATTTGCGAAAGCATGGTTCACAAATGGTAAAGACATAACTCCGTACTCGCTTCGAGCTATACGTTCCAGTCTAACTAACTGGAGTCGTGTTCCTGCTATGTTTAATACATATGCAGAGACACTCGGACGTAAACCCAAGGCAAAGAAACTGAAGTTCATTCTTCAGAAGTACTGGCCAAAGGAGGCCAATCCTCTTATACGGTTGATTCCCGTGCCCCAACAATTGGGTGGATTCGGGAAACCGGACTCCAATCCACTTGTTGATACAGTGAAGGGTGAGAATGGCAATGCCATCCGTACCTTCATTGCAAACAAGCTGTATACTGCGTTTAAATCAATCACTCAAATAAATGAGAGTGATATTGATAAAGCGATCAGTAACGACCTCGATCCGAGATTACAGAGACTAGCTCTGAGCGATTTAGCTCATCTAGTCCGTACTACGGATGCGCTGGTGAAATTTCCATATGTGAATGCAACACGTCGAACTTTTGTTCGTTGGGTTACAGACACGGATACTTCACTCCGAACACTCTTAGATTGGTACGATAGGTTAATCATTAACTTACCTGTATCAATGAGAGAAGTGCTTGATCGCCCATCATTAGGGTGGATCAGAGCTTTAGAAGATGACAGAAAACTGTCACCCTCGCCTGACACAGATATTGCATTGCAATATGCTGCTCAGGAGCTAATGGACTTGATAAGTCCAAGAGGGAACCTAGGAGAATGAGCCTAGGATTGGGGCCTTCCCTGATTAAGTTCAGGG